GTTGTTGACAAACGGCTTGCCATGATGTATCATCTCGGTGTTGCCTGATGATGTTAATGAATAACCAATCCTTTATTACTATCTAGTTCATCCATAGCATCCATTATATCTTCATAGTGTTCTTGATCTTCATCACCAGATAAAACACCACCGATACGTTCCACAGTATTTGCATAGAACTCAACAAATTCTGCGGTAGGTTCGATCACACATAGAATGTTATCTAATTTGATAGATACCGAATTCTCTTTAATCATATTAATAGGCAACCAATAATTCATAGCAAGTTCTTTATTACGAACTTCGAATTCCATAGGTTGATCTAATGTTACTGATTCTGCCGTTTGATCTAACATATTACATATGATATCAAAACCATTATCTTTGAGTCTTACAATTTTAATCATTTTTTTAGTCCTATATTGTACAACTTAAAGGGAAACTTTTCTTCTGTATAAATCTTGACTCGTTCCACAAAATGCTTTAAGGTAAAGTTCATATGTTTCTTGTGTCTCAGATCATCTGCTATATCGTAAAGAGTCGCCATATCTTTTCCGTCAGCCTGCCGTAAGCCTCGTCCAATCGATTGCAGATTTCGCACTCTTGACTTTGAAGGGCTCGCAAATATAATGTTATGCAAGTTCCTAATATTAGTTCCAGTAGAAAAGGTACCAAAACTAGCCACGACAATAGCGTCATTTTCTGTCTCCATTATTTTTCGTATATCTTCTCTAACCGTGGCATCTACTTTACCATGAACAAAAAAGACTTTTCGATCTCCTATTTTTTCGGAGTTCTTGATAGCATTATACAGTATTTCGCCATGTTTTTCAACCATTTGGTATAGAATAAGTGTATTAGTACCTAAACTAATTGCAAGATTTTTGATGAATTTATTTCTCTGTTCATTAGATATCAAATACTCGATTTCTTCTTGATAGGTGCAGTCTTTCATCTCCTCACATACATCATCAGGATGCTTTAATATTAAACATTTGATATTGAATGCCGATAGTTGTTTTCTATCAATAAGTTCTTTTGTGGTAATTACACGTTCTTCAGCACCAAATAAACCTTCTAATACTAATTTGTGCGTTTTTGTGCCATCTAATGTACCAGTTAGACCAATGCGATACTTTGTATTCACTGCTGCGGTCATGATCTTGGTTAATGATTGTGATTTAAATAAGTGTGCCTCATCACCAAAAACATAATCAAACTGTTCAAAGTAATCACTAGGCAGTTCATACAATGATTGCCATGTGGATATGGTTAGTTTCTTGTCTGTGGTTTTACTCTTACCTTGATAAATTCTATGTACATTTGATTCAACATCAAAACCATTGTGTGAAGAATAATCTTGGAAGTCTGAGTATAACTGTTCAACCAAAGATGTGGTGGGAACAATAATAAGACCTTTTAAGTCCTGAAAGTCTAGTAGTTGTCTGAACAACAAATACAGTATCAATGATTTACCTGACGCCGTAGGTGACAATAACAATGCTCTACGTCTTTGCATTGCATGTATAAATGCGTCTTGTTGGTGTTCTCTGACACCTATTGGTTTGTTTTGTGAGTGTAAGTTGAGACTCTCTACGAATTTGTTGAAGTGATATACAGAATACTCATCTTCAATATCAACACGAGTCTCATCATATTCACAAACATAACCTCTCTCCACACAAAATTCTTGTATGTATGAAAGTAGTCCTAGGTAGATTGTATATGTTTGTAGATTGAAAAGACGAATCTTGCCGTCCCATATTTTATTTCTGAACGCAGGAACAAACTGGTGTCCTGGTACCATGAATGTAAAATATTCTGATAGTTCTCTTGCAATATGTTTTTCGCAAGTTATCTTGGCAAATACTTCGTCTTTTTTTGATATTACTAGATCACTGGCCATTCACGAATTTTTCCCATGATATAAAGTCTCTCAATTGCCATGTACGTTGTTTCAATTCAGCCATGATAGATTCAATGACCGATACAACTTCTTCATGGTAAACCTTTTTCTCCAACAACTTAATTAAATCACCATCTGCTTCTAAGTATGTATTAATGTCGGATTTAAGTGCAAATTGGAATTGTTCCCAACCATATTCTTCAAGTTCATCTTTACTTAATTTACCAGTAAAGTATTCCCATTTAATTTTACGCATACGAAGGTAATCAAAGTGTGCCTTCTTAGATGCGATTTTGTGTTTGGTAAGCATATTCAGATACTTACTGTGTAACAATGGTATTCTTAGTAGTTCTTTACTAGGTTCTGTCTGATCCATTTGTGCATCAGTTTCCCAGTTCTTCAATACTTGTTCAAGGTTTTCCATAATTAATTCCAATAATAAAGAGTAGTAATGTTATGCAGATTCTATTGTGTAAAAATCATATTTAAAAGATGCTGTTGCAGACATAATAGTATCTGCTGATAATTGTGTATCAAAATTCAAATCGCCTAGATTGGTTGGGAATACATTTGCAAACTTAATTCGAACCAATGGATTATTTAAGTTGGATAATATTGTCAGTGTTGCATCAGAAAAATGTTTTAATCCTTGTGTTCTTAATTCTCTACTGTGATCTCGTGATTCAAAACCATCCGGATTAGCAATAGAAAGAAACCAGTTTTGTAAATTCTTCCACGAGGTAAGTTCTTCATCAATATAAAATGTAATGTCTAAACCATTGTATGTCAACTTGGTGCCTGGAGAGTACATATCGATGAATGGAGTTTCTCTTGTAACCACACCTAATGATACACCTGGTAAATTAACTGCCTGACATTGATATTGAACGTCACTGATTCTGTCAAATGTCAATAGATATTTGGTGGGTTGCAGAAAGTTTGTATTTCTAGGGTTTCTATTTAAAGCGGTCATGTGAATCTCCTTATACTACTATTTATGAAGCAAAAAAAAGACCACCCGAAGGTGGTCTTTCAAATATCACTCTTAAAGGTGATTTTATGTTACTACAAACTTACATCAGGTTTTTAACACCGAAGATGCGGTAGTAAACGTTGCTACGAGCATTCAATGCACCGTTGCTTGATGCCAAACCGTTTGCGAATGGGTTTGCAACCATACCGTAACGTGTTTTGAAACCAATCTTAGGTTGGAATGTGAACTGGTCAACTGCACGAACCATTTGTAGAGGAACGTATGGGCAATAGAACAGACCAGCATCGTAAGGTGATGTACCTTTGTAACCGATGGTAACTAGTTCTTGATTGCTTGTGTATCCACCAAAATATGGATCGATATACACTTTAATACGACCGTGTAACATACCTGCGAAGGTGTTACCAGTGTCATCAACTTGTAGATCAGCATTTAGTGCAGGTGTGTAAGAAAGAACGCCAGCCATTGCCATTGCAGATGCAACGTCAGACGAAACGATCATTACGTTACCTTTTCCACGACGAGTTTGCTTAGCAATAACGTTAGCATCACGTTCGATTTGGAAAATCAGACCTTTGAAACGTTCAACAGACCAACGACCGTTTGAGTCGGTATCTAAGTCAAACACACCAGCGTTAGTTGTACCGTACTGAGCACCTGCAACAGCAGTTGTGTAGATGGTACGAATAACTTCACGGTTGATCTCAGCAAGAATTTCTGTTGACAGAATGTTGCTTAGTTCTGTCTCAGCATCCAGACCATGAATTGCTTTCAAGTCTTGTGCTAGTTCTAGTGAGTATTCAGCCTTCAACGCACGAGATTGAGCAGTTACAGTAACTTTCTCAATGCTGAATGCCATTTGTTGGAATGCTGGATTGCTATCTGCACCTAATGCTTCAGCAGTTGCTGTAGGCAGGCCGATACCGGTTGTGTAGCTGTTTGCAGTTAAGTTTGCACCAGCATTGGTAACGATATCAGTTGCATTGTTACCTTGGAAACCGTATGGGTTAGCAGAAGAACCAGTACCAGAGAAAATGGTATTTGCTTCGTTGTAGAATGCTTCGTTTGTGTTGGTTGGTGCACCTGATTGTGCAGAGTAACGAGCGCGCATTGCGAAGATCAGACCAGTAGGTCCAGTCATCGGTTGAACACCAGCAACATCATAAGCGATCAGGTTAGGCAACGCACGGCGAACTAGAGAGATCAAGATTGGATCGAAGTTAGAAACACCACCAGCAACGTTAGTTGGTGCTGTTGCTGATGCTTCGTTCAGCGCTTGACGATCTGAGTTCATCGATTGCTGTTGGTTTTCTAGAACCAACGCAGTAACTGCCTTTTTGTATGGATCTTTAATTGAAGCTAGTTCTGCGTGTTCCAGAACTGGACTCCATTTTTTTTGTAGTTCTTCGGTTAGATACATGAGTTCTCCTTATAGGTATCTTATTATGGTAATCTATTTATTATTTTACCAATGTTTGAGAAATTGTTCTTGCATATTGTTCGATTAAAGCAGATTCAGATCCAGCAGGTGCCTTCTTCTTTTCTTCTTCAATCATTACTTCTTCATCCAAAGCAGATGTATCGGCAGTCTTAACTGAACTCTTGAAATATGACTCTCTTAGAGATACAACTTTATCTGCAAATTCATCCTCAGTAGTAAATTCTAGACTCTCTGCGAGTGCTTTCATTTTTTCTACTTGAGTTTGCGACAGGCCTTCACTTGCTGTGTGGATAGCCTCAATCTTTTTTTGCTCATTCAACTCTTTTTTCAGTTGAACAGCGGTGTTAATTTGTTCGTTTAGACTGTTTTCCAGTTCTTCAACTTTAGTTACTAGTTCTTCAACAACATCAACTCTATCTTCTGGAATATCGATATAGTGATCTTCAAACAGACCTTTTAGACCTTCAATGAAATCTTCAACGATCTCTGAACGAATACCTTTGTCGATTGCCAGTTTGTTCTCTGTAACCCATTCTTGTACCATGTAATTTAGGTAGTCATCAACTTTATTTGCCAAATCTTCTTTGATTTCTTCTACCGCCATTTCAAATTGGTCAACTAGTTCATTCTCGATTTCTTCCAGAATTGCTTCTGTACGAGTTACAACTGCTGCTTCAAAAATGGTTGATGCACGAGCAACGAATTCTTCTGAAAGGTTATCTTCACCCAATAGAGCGTCGATATCTTCTTTCATTTTTTCTTTCATCTTTTCTTTTTTCATCATGGACTTGATAAGTTTCTTATCTTCTGCTTCGTCCTCATGACCTTCTTCTTTTTCTTCTGCAACAAAATCTTCATCTTCCATTTCAACTTCTTCTGGAACGTAAGGAGCAACAGCACCTGGATTTGCAGACATTGTTTGTTTTGCTAGTTTAGCCTTAACGCGGTCACGAATTGATGCGTAATCGGTTGGTTCTGGCATATCAGTTTTTTGTGCTGAACCTTCGGTCTCTTGCGGTTGACCTTTTAGTTTCTTCATTGGTTCTGATCCAACAGGCGGTGTTGCACCTGGAGGTGTTGCGGTTGGTGTACCCTTTGTGTAGTCAGGTAGTTCATCGTGATCTCTTACTGGATCGTGACCAATCATTCCTGCATCTTTAGTGCCATACGCTACCGAACTTGGTAACTTTCCTGCTTTGTCTTGACCACTTTGCTTGCCTGAAACATTACCGGTTAGAATGTCTTTAGCGGCTTCGCTCAGATTAAATTTTGCCATTGAAAATCTCCTTGATTTTTTTATACTGGATATTTATAATTAAAGTTTTTTGATGAAGTTTTCCCAAATTCGTAAGCTAACAGCTTCGATTTCTTTTTGAGTTGCTTTTCGAATTAAAGACTTAGCTTCTTGATGTTGAACTTCAGTCCAAACACCTTCAACCATCATCCATTCTTTACCCTCCATAATGCCCTGAACAAATGCATTAGGTGCTGAAGGGTCTGCTACAATATCGGCCGCTGTGGCTAGATGAAAGTCGTCTTGCACAATGTTAATACCATTTACATTTTTAAGAGAACCCATACCTCTAGATGACACACCAATTTGTGCGCCACCTTCGATTAGACTCTTAACGATATTACCCATAGGAGTGTCAAGAATTTTTGCTTTGCCTATCCAATCATTGCCTTCTTGTCGTAGTCCCACTGTTAAGTGTGATACTCTATCTAGGTTAATTGATGGGGTGTCTGGATGACCCAGTTCACCAAAGGCACGATTTTTATTAATATATTCTGATGTATATCTTTCCACTTCACGAGCCATTGACTCTTTCATGTACTTACGACCATTACGGTTAACAACTTCTGATTGTAAAAATGGTCCTTCGATATACAAAACTTTCTTGCCGTCTTTTTCTTCGGCAAGATAGTTGATTGTCTCGTTTACTTCTTTAATGAATTTCATGTTATTGCCTTAATTAAGGTGTAACACCGTATGGTGGGAAGTTAAATGCAGCAGGATCATTAAATTGACCACGTTGGTAGTATGCATTATCTTTACGCAATTCCATAACGATTGTATAAGATGTATTTGCTGCATACCCTCTTGTTGTGATACCAATATCACCTGTGCAGTTTGCTGTTCCTTTTGCTGCATTAGGAATTGTTACCCAATTGCCTGCACCATCATATTCAGAATTACCCGATAACATCATTAAAGTTACTGGGGTATCTGCTTTCCAATACAGTTCTACATCTCCGCCGGTGCCATTATATGTATCATACCAAACGCGATGTACTGTTAGACCATAAAATGGTTTCGCAGTATTGCTGGCACTTAGACTTGATCCAAGTGGTACATTGTTTGCATCTAACGCACCATATAATGTGTTTGCTTGAATACGAACCGCATTACTTTCTTGTCCGCTGCCATCAAATATTCCTGTTAATTTAATGACAACATGTTCTGTTGTGTCTTTTAGTATCTGCGAAGTATATACGTTACTCATTTGTTATCCTTCTATTTAAACTGGAGTATCTTCAACTTCAGCTTGTTCTGGTTGTTTGATTAGGCTTTGTGCCATTTCAATTTTTTGTGCATCGATATGTGCCGCAACTCTATCGTGAATTGCAGAGTAAAGAGCATCACGCATTTCTTTACCATTGTCGTTATATGCATAATCAATAATTGCTCTTGCATTGTCCATATTAATCTCCAAATCTAGTTATTTATAATATACGTTTCAGTTTAGTAAATGTATCAGATTCTTCTTTTTGTTGAGGCATATCTTTTGCGGCCTGCAACTGAATATCTGATTGATTCTGTGCTTGTTGTTGAGAAGCGTCAGTTTGGATTGTTGATGCCATTTGTTGTTGTGCAATATCATTTGTCACACCAACTGGCAATCCAAGACCTTCTTCTTTCTCTTTATCAATTTCTGATTGCATTTCTTCAATATCATCATCAGTTAAACGCAATACATTTTGTTGAATCCATTTTTGAGAGAAATATCTACCTGTATATGGATCAACTGCACTTAACAACTCTAATCTATTTGTCATCAACTCAGCTTCTTTTAGTTCTGAGAAGTTGTTGTCTTTGATATAATCGTAATAGATGTTCTCTTTAAATTCGTCCCATTCTTCATCAGTACAGATACCTTTAAGTACACATTGCACACGAAGAACTTGGTTGAATACATCTGAAAATTTGTTACGCATACGGTCAACAAACTTTGCAAACTTTAACTCATCACGAGTAACTTCCGCAACACGACCAATAGAGAAACCTTGGTTCGGTTCAAGACGAGAAACTGGTACATTCAATGAACCATATAGTTTCTTTTGGAAGTATTTTACATCTTCCAATTCACCTAAATTCTGACCACCAGGTAATGTAGTGATCTCTGTACCTTTACCACCTTCTCTACGAGGTAACCAGAAATCTTCCATCATCGATAGGAACTTACGGTCATCACGAATCTCACCAGTGTTTGCATCATAGACAAGTTTATTTTTGTACTTGACCATAATATCACGAAGATATTGTTCTGCTTTTAATTTAGGTAAGTTACCAACGTCAATGTAGAAAATTCTACGTTCTGGAGCACGAGAGATACGGTAGATAACCGTTGCATCTTCAATCATGCGAAGTTGGTTCAAAGGTTTGATTGCTTTGTGTAGATATGATAATACGACTGCACGACGAGAATCCATGAGTCCTGAGACTACTGAAACGATAGAGTCTGGAGTTATTCGAACTCCAACTGGACCATAACTGGACGACGTTCCTGATACTACCTTATCGTTGTAGATGTAGTATTCATTAACTACATTCATGATATCAGCACCAGTGCGTTCATCTTTTTGTTTTTTGACCTCACGAACTTTACGAAGTTTGCGTGGATCAATGTAACGTAGTTCTTTAATGCCCGCAGTAGGATTGGTTTTATCAATAATAATATGGTAGTACATTCTACCATCAATATAATATCTACGGAAAATGTCTTGTGCCATCTTTTTATAATTCAACAGACGCAACACATTTTGAAATTCTGTTTTGATTGCTTTTTTGATCTTTTCTGGTTGTTGTAAATCATCCAAAACGATCTGTGTAATCTTGCCATCATCATCTTGACAAATTGCTTCATTCACAACATCATCAATTGCAGACTCAATTTCTGGTTGCATAGCCATTTCTCTATAACGAGAAATCAATTCTACTTCATTTTTTGCCGTACCATCTAAGTCAACATATGTACCATAGTAAGCCGCAGACGTAATGGTTAACGCACCATCGTCCGAAGAAGGTGGTGTAAATGATGGTTGTACTGCATCCTCGTCTTGTTCTTTATTACGAGCAATTGTAAAACCGAATAGTGAAAATTTATTTGTATTTGCCATATTTTGTGTATAATTCCGAAATCAAAAAAACATAAAAGGGAGAACCGAAGTCCTCCCCTATAAAATCATTAATTGGTTGTATTTGTTTCCCAATATTGATATGCAAATGTTGCGGTAAATTCTTCCATTACATCATTTGATCCCCAATCTAGGTCGATTGGTGCCAGATCAATAGGGAACATACCAACAAACTTATACTTTTTCAATGATTCACCTGACTTGCCGAACTGAGTAACTTCAGCATCAACAGAGTATTGTGAAGGATTTTTAGCTAAAGTATTTCTTACATTTGATGTATTGCTATTGATTGAATTCATCCACGATTCGATAGAGTTACGAATTGTAAAATCTTCATCATTAATAATTGTTAATGTCCAATCTGCAAATGATCTGTTACCAGCAAATTTCATTTCACGACCAAAGTAATATACTGGCACAGTACCAAGTGTAGAACCTGGTAACTGTGCTGCTTTAGCCATGAATGTCACTTTTGAACTGGCAGCACTTCCATTTGATGCAATAGTTGGGAAGGTTAAAGAGACTGAAAACAGATTGGGACGAGCACCGTCCCCAATCATATTTGCTCTAAATTCTGCTACGTTGAATGCCATTGTTTTCTCCTATTATCGTTTATTTATTAAACAGATCCAACGACTGTTGTGAATTCAACGCCAGTTGCAACAGCAACAAAATTCAATTGGATGAAGTTAATTGAACGTGCTGGTTTAATGTAAATATCACCAACAAATTGGTTGGAGTCAATAACCTGTGGTGTGTTATTTGTAGTATCGCAAACCACTTTAAAGTCTGTAATACCACGACGACCTTGTACATCTCTCAAGAACGGAGTAATCAACGAAACAAACTGTGCTCTTGTAAACTCATCATTTAATTCAAATAGTGAGAACTTAGATGCAGTTGAAATTGACTTTTCTAGAACAATAAACAATCTACGAACATTGATACGATCAAATGCTGAAGGTTTGCTTTGTAGTGTTTTATCTCCAAACAGAACAGTTCCTTGACCTGGGAAAGCAACCACTGGATTAACACCTAGTGCGTATATAACATCTCTTTGTGATTTGCTAGGGTTCCATGCCAACTTAATTGAGTTCTTGATTGCACCACGATTGAAACCTGCTGGTGAGAACCATGGATCTCTTACTGTATCTGTATTAACACATAGACCAGCAATGTCACCATTCAATGGGATCCAACGATATACGTTGTTGTATTTGTCAAATTGATATTTCCAACCTGAATCTGCAACTGCATATGACGATTTTGTTAGTGCTGTTGTCCACTCTTGGATGTTGTTGACTTCACTACCTAATTGGTTCACTACAGCATCTTGTGGAGGTGAAACAAAAATTACACAGTCTCTACGAGCATATGTTAGTGGATCTGGGTTACCAATTGTACTGATGATATAGTTTTGCAGAGTTACATTAGCATCACCTGTTAGTACCAGTGAAATATCAATAACTTCTTTGTTTTGAAAAATATCATAAGCAAGTTCTAAGTCACCTAAAGCTGGTGCATCATCTGTACCGGCCAATAGATTGACTGATTGGTTTGTTGATGGACTTGTAAATGTTTGTCCAGCTGCCGGTGATCCCCATGTGCTAACTTGATTTAGATAATCAACAGGATCAATTGCAAATACATATTTTGAATTATTGAATACAACTTGTTTGTAATAATTAGTTGCTCCATCAATCTTAGCGTCACCTGCTTTAGATACAAATGCGTAAGTTTCTAATACAGTATTGGCAACACCAGTGAATAGACCTTTTCTATCAATAACAACAATATGCATTTCATCTTTTGAACCACCTTGTGATGTGGCATAATCTGAAGTGTCTGGTGCGCTAGAGAAGTAATTTTTGTATGTCCATGTTGAAAATAATGCCGTGTTTGCACAAACAGCAACAGAAAGTGAGTTACCTAATTCACCAGGACATCTTGCAATAAATGAACCATAAACGTCGCCATTATCGATGTTTAGGTATGCTGCTTCGAATTCATCTTTATTCAAAACTTGAATGGATTCGCCCGTTACAGTTGCATTGTTTGAATTGCTACCAACCGCACGAACCAATTGTAAGTTGTTGCCGTATG